GATCTTAGTCCCAAAGCGAAATTTGCAATCAGTAAGGCTGCTAAGAATTTGTATAAGCGAGGTAGCTTTTGCTCCGTGTGCTTCATCTCCGAATACTGCTCCAAATTGTTGATACCATGGTTTTGGCATCTTGTTCTTGCCGTTGTTGAGTGACTGCCACGTTGTAATGACCATATCACATTCGATATTATTCGACTTACTCAAACCTTGTGTCGAGAGATGTATGTTGCCTGTATAGCCATAATCTCGAAAGTCACTCTCCATCTGATTGACAAGACCGATGGTAGGAACGATGACCAAACCTTTATGTGCCTGATACCATCTCATCAGAATGTAGATCATCAAAGATTTACCAGAAGAAGTCGGCGATACCAATGTTCTTCGATTCGATCTGATGCACTTTAATATAGAATCAAACTGATAGTCTCTGACTGCATACTTTTCAGGAATTCTAAGAGTATTTATGAACTCTCTTAGTTCGTGCTCTGACACGTTATCATAATATAATTCTTCGTCGAACGAGAAAGAATATCCTCGAGCATCGCAAAATTTCTTGATATGCTTTGCCAGTCCAGCGTATACATATCCAGTGAGGTTGTTGACGAGACGAATCTTTCCATCCCACACACGAGCTCGATACTTTGGATTGAACTTATAGTTCTCAGCAAAGAAAGTGAACTGATCGCCCAGCTCCATGATGGTCGAAGGCTCTGCTTCCACTTTGACGTGGACATTATTGATAAATTTAAGATGCACTGAGCTCATTAAATACCTACTTTAAATCGCTCCCACTCGATCGCTGCCTTGATATTGAAACCACGCGCTGTAAGAGACTTGATAATGGATTCAAGGAGATCGATCTTCTCGTGCTGAATACCCAGCTTGAGCGATAGATTGACGATATCCTTGTCTGCTTCTATATAGTTATTCACCTCAGATTTCAGTATTTTACCCTGTGGAGGCAAGCGCCAACCTTTTTCGTGTGACTCTTCTGTCGGTCCGAGTGTGTAGAACTCCAACTTCTCGAGCTTCAGTTGCTTAAGCTCTGCCTCTTGCTTACGAAGTAGCAGACGCTCATGCGTAAAGATCTTGAAATACTTGTGATGGAGCTTTGGAATATTGAGCGCTTCGTCGCCGAGCTCTGAGCGATTGATCTGGGAATCCGATTCCCATTCTGCATAAATGTCATCAATTTTCATAACAAATCCTATATTTTAGTAATATCATACCTCAGATATTTAAACTCTACACTACATTCTATATAATTGACACTGGTATCTGTACTATTAAACTCAATATCTCCGAGACTGGTTGGAAATGCGTCATAGAAAGTTATCATAATATTCGAGTTCATGCTGCTATTCATGATCTGTAAGTTAAGATCAGAGAAGAGTGTTCCTGACGAGCCAGCTTGGGCATTCTGCAGAGTCTTATAACCTTCGAAGTTAGTAGGCGATGCCAGAGCCACCATCCAGTTATAGATCTCGAGATAATCTGTCATATCTTCGTTCAGACGAAACGTAATATCGAGAGGACTATAAGTAAGTTTACCAGTCACTGGAATCGGAACGAACGGTGTCGGACTTTCTCCATTACTCATCTGCACGCCAGGAAAACGAATGTTCTGGACATTGTAACTGAGCGCAGGTGCTCGCGCAAGAGTAAACTTGTAGCCTAAAGGTGACAGAAAGTTTTTGTTAATATCGTTTACAGCAGTCATATCTTTCCTTTGGCCATAAGATCATTATACACACTATTTATATATTGTACATGCCAAAAAGAAGGGGAGCCTTTCGACTCCCCTTCCAGTTTCCGGTTGGTTGTATCCAACTCTTATGATTACATAAGGTTGTTAACAAGAACGCGACGGTAGTACTTGTTCGAATCTTGCTCAAGAACAGCTGTTGTCGAAGCAGCAGTTGTGCCCTTAGCGAATGGATTCGGTGCCATGCCGTAACGTGTCTTGAAGCCGATCTTCGGTTGGAACGAACCTGGATCAACCGCACGAACCATTTGTAGTGGAACGTATGGGCAGTAGAACAGACCAGCGTCGAACGGATTCGAACCCTTGTAGCCTACAACCAGGAAGTTCGTGCCAGCATAAGGATCGATATAGACCTTAATGCGACCATTGATAACACCAGCAAATGTGTTGCCTGTGTCGTCGATGTTCAGTGACGATGTGTTCATCGCAGGAGCGTAATCAAGAACGCCAGCCATTTGAAGTGCCGAAGCAACGTCAGACGAGCAGATGATTACGTTACCCTTACCGCGACGTGTTTCTTTTGCAATCTTGTTGCATTCACGTTCGATTTGGAACAGAAGACCCTTGAACTTTTCAACTGACCAACGACCGTTTGAGTCTGTGTCAAGATCGAAGATACCCGATGTTGTAGTACCTTCGGTCGCACCACGCTCAGCAGTGATGATGATCGAGCGAACAACTTCACGGTTGATTTCCGCAAGGATTTCACCTGAAAGGATGTTCGAAAGTTCGGCTTCTGCGTCAAGACCGTGAATTGCCTTCAGATCTTGTGCAAGTTCTAGGGTGTATTCTGCCTTCAGAGCGCGTGTCTTAGCAGATACAGTTACCTTCTCGATTGAGAAGCCCATTTCCGGGAAGATGTATGAGCTATTAGCGCCAAGAAGTTCTGCAGAACCAACGAGAAGACCCATTGTGTAGTTGTAGAACGAGTTGCCAGCGTTGTTTGACGAGTCAGGAGCTGTACCAACTGTGTTAGCACCAACTGCAGTTGCTGAAGCAGCACCTGTGTTAGCAGCGTTAAGACCAGCACCGAGACGCGAAGCGTGACCAGTGTTAGCTTCGTTGTAGAAAGCTTCTGCAACAGTTGAATCTGTCGAGTTTGCGTATTGTGAACGCATTGCGAAGATAAGACCTGTTGGACCGTTCATTGGCTGAACGCCGCAAACGTCATAAGCGATAAGGTTTGGCATCGAACGACGTACGAGTGAAATCAGTACTGGATCGAAGTTTGCAACCTGGCCGCTGCCTACGGAGTTGACGTGACCGTCACCTTCGCCAAGCATTTGCTGTGAGCTACCTTGGCCAGCAGCCTCGCGAAGCGCACGCTCTGTGTTCTCAAGCACTGTCGCTGTGACAAGGCGCTTGTGAGCATCTGTAATTTCTGGAAGATCTGAGTGCTCGAGCACTGGCTTCCACTTGGTATTTAGTTCCTCAGCTAACATTTTATTCTCCCTTTATCCTTAGGATTTGTTTATTATTTATCAAATTAAAACTTTTTGGTTCTCGAAATCGCGCTGACATAGTTTGCCATTTCGCCAACTGCTACAGGCTTAGCTTCTTCGTTAAGACCTTCTGTTGCTTCTTCCGAAATAACACCGGTGTTAACTTCTTTCTTTTCAGAGAAGTACTTGCCCTTCAGAATGTCGAGTTTCTTTGCATAAGACTCGCTATCTGTGAATTCAATACCTTCTGCAAGTGTGCGAAGCTTTTCTACTTGTGTAGCAGCAAGACCTTCAGTCACTTCGTCGAACGTTGCTTCCATTGTAGCTTCGTCGATTACTGACTGCAGTTCTAGTTGCTTGTTTACAGACTCGTCGAGCTTGGCTTCTAGCTCTTCGAGTTGTGCCTTCAGTTCACCAACTACATCAAGCTTTTCTTCTGGCACTGTGATGTAAGATTCAGCAAACAGATTGTAGAGGCCTTCCATGAAGTTCTCTGCAATATCGGCGCGGACTGTGGATTCGATAGCAAGCTTGTTATCTTCCATCCACGATTCTACTACATAGTCGAGATACTGATCGACTTTTGTAGTGATCTCTTCTTTAACTTCTTCTACTGCTTCGTCGAGCTTAGCTTCGAACTCTTCTTCGAGACGAGCTTCTTCGATCGAAACGCGAGCTGATACAGCTGCTTCGAAGATTGTTGAAAACTTTTCTTTTGCTTCTTCAGTAAGATCTTCGCCAGAGAATACTTCTGCGATATCTTCCTTTACTGCGTTCAGCGTAGGCATTGGCATCTTACCAATAGCTGGTGCACCACCAGGTGCAGTCGCTGAAGGAACGCCGTCTGCGCTATACTTCTGGATAGAGTCATTGAAGAAGTGCGAAAGATCTTCGCCCTTCAACTGCGAAAGAAGTTGGCTGAAAGTAGCCAGCATCTCTGCACGCGTTGGGTTTGGTTTTAGTGTTTCCGAACCAGCAGACTCTTCGAGACCATCTTCATGAAATTCGTCTTGAACGATTTCATTCGTATCTTTATTTGACATTTTTGACTCCTTGTAAATTTTATTTATTTATTCTAAGTTAGATTTTAGAAATTTTATTGAGGAAGTTCTCAAAAATTTCAAACTGTTTAGCTTGAAGCTGTCTTGAAGAAGATGCTTTTTCAATGGTCTGTACAGTTTGCTCGAGTACTGCAGCTGCATTTTTCTTTGCAACTAGCAGGTCGTCTTGCCAAATCCATTCTACACCTTCCATAATCCCGTTAACAAATGCATCTGGAGCAGATGGATCGGCTACGATATCTGCAGCTGTGGCCAAATAGAAATCGTCTTGAACTTCGTTGATACCTTCTCTATTTAGCTTCAACGAAC